TTCTAAAAAAGTTTATGTGTAAGGGTTGAAATTTCGGTTTCAACTCTTATATATATTAGGTGGATGCCATTAAGGGTCCACTGTTAATCTTGCTTTATAAGGAGATACCAAAATGGTTACAAATATGAGCACAAGCAAAACACTATCTATTTTCGACAATTTCAACCAACTTACACCCTACGCAGTAGGATTTGATCGAGTCTTTGATCAACTCAATACTTACGTTGCAAATAATGCAACGTCATCAGGGTTCCCGCCATATAACATCCGTAAAGGGGGTGACTATACCTATGCCATCGAAATGGCCTTGGCGGGTTTTTCAAAGGATGATATTGAAATCGAAGTAGCAGAAGGTTTACTTACGGTTCGTTCTATCAAAGAGAACGATGAAAATGATTCCAACATTTATCGTGGAATTTCATATCGTAAGTTCAATCGAAAATTTACCCTAGCAGATGATATTGTGGTGAATGATGCTTCCCTCGAAAACGGTATGCTCAAGATAGACCTTGAGCGTATTGTTCCAGATGCGAAGAAACCTCGCAAAATTAAAATCAAATAATTTTGAAATAGTAGCGAAAGGGGTCTTGACTTTTAGACCCCTTTCGTGTATTATAATATAATCAAACTTAATAATGGAGATTTAAATAAATGGTTAGTTTTACAACAGGAAAAGTGGGCGATCCCGGATTCATTGATCCAAACAGCGCCGAAGCAAAGGCAATGGTTGTTCCATCTACAGATGATGATTTTGTAGAAAAACCTTCTGAAGAAGAAGTAGAAAAGGTTAGCATTGGTATTACGGTTGCAATGCGTAATAAGTTAGCAGTCAATATTATGCGGGCTGAAATCCCGCTCAATGTTATTGATGAATTGAATGAACATATTGATGAAGTAATTATTCCTGCTGGTCTAGACTTGTCGCCAAAATTGGTTGGTCAGATTAATCAGGATGAACACTCTGGACAGTGGCTCTTTCCACATAATGATGGTAGTGTCGGAGAACAGTTTGCTGAGATTATTAATAATCTTAGTAAAGAATATATTAAACAGACTCTCGGTAAACTTGAGTTTGAAGATACATATAAGGAAGTAAAGACTGATATTGAAACTATGTGGTCGGTTCATAGTTATGCTGGTGACTATAACCCTTTGCATGATCATGGCACTCGTAGTTTTATGGGTCTGTCTTGCATTCTCTTTCTAAAGGTTCCCCCACAGATTGAAGCTATTGGTCTTCCATCTGATGAAATGATTGCTGCTGGTGTCACGCCGGGGTTTCAAGGACTCAATGGTGCAAGTGGTGCTGTTGATGGATTTACTTATTTGTGTTGGGGTGCAAACGGTATGCGTGATGTTAATATGCTTCGTCCTATCCAAGAAGAATATGTCAAACCAGAAGTTGGAACTATGATTATATTCCCTGCTTGGTTGCGTCATGCTGTTATGCCATTTTCTGGTGAAGGTGAACGTAGGACTTTCTCTGCAAATGTTAACGTAGATATGCAATGAGCGATTTCATTCACTTGATACAAATGGATGATACATCACTATGTGATGATATGCTCAAGTATTATAGTAATAATGCTGAGTATAAACAGCGTGGTCTATCTGATGGTGGTGATAAAAAATCAACTGATGTTGTAATATGGCCAAACTCTAGTGATACTAGTATTTTGAAATATCTAGATTTCCTTAGATTGTGTGTTGAAAGTTATCGGAAAAAATATGATTCTTTTACTTTCCCACTGGGGTTTGCTGAACCTTGGCTTATTCAACACTATGAACCCGGTGAAGGATTTGTTTCTTGGCATTGTGAACGTACTACTAATCAAACACACCAAAGGGCACTTGTCTTTATGACGTACCTTAATGATGTTGAAGATGGTGGTGAAACTCAGTGGATGTATCAGGGTAAAGAAGTAAAACCCAAAAAGGGTTTGACTGCTATCTGGCCAACAGATTTCACTCACACACATAGGGGTGTAGTATCGCCAACGCAACGTAAAACAATTGCTACTGGGTGGTTTAACTTTCTGGACTTCAGAGCTGCTCACGGTTCACTTACGAAATATTATGAAGGTCAGCTCAGTGATTTGAGAAAAGAAATAAAGGATGAACAAACTGTCAAAGGTTAACTACAAATACGACGAAGGTAAGGCACTTGCTGAACTTCAAAAGTACATCGACTCGACATATGATGAACACTATAGCAAGAACAAGTTTCAAGCTACAGAGTTCATCATTGACGGTGGCCATGGTGAAGGTTTCTGTATCGGTAACATCATGAAATACGCACAACGATACGGAAAGAAGGGCGGAAAGAACAGAAGTGACTTGCTAAAAGTGATTCACTATGGTATTATTGCTCTATACATTAATGAACTTGAAAGTGAAAAATAATGAAACTATCTACTGAAACTATCTCCGTATTGAAAAACTTCTCTACGATTAACGCTAACCTTATGGTGAAGGCAGGGTCTAGTCTTTCCACCATGTCTGCAATGAAGAACATTGTTGCAAAGGCAGATGTTGCTGAAGAATTCACAACACCCTTTGCTATCTATGATTTGAATGAGTTCCTATCGGCACTCTCTCTATTCGGTAAACCCGATTTAGAGTTTGGTAATGACTTTGTTATTATTACAGAAGAGGGTACATCGAAGTCTCTCAAGTATTGGTACTCTGATCCATCCGTGGTGACGACTCCATCTAAAGAGATTTCGATGCCCTCGACTGAATTGACGTTCAACCTGTCGAGTGATACACTCAACGAAATCACAAAGGCTGCTGCTGTTATCGGTGTTCCCGACATGGCACTTGCTGGTGGTAAGTTGATGGTTACTGACAAGAAGAACAGCACTGCAAACGCATACGAGACATCTCTGGATGTTGGTGATGTTTCTGCTGACTATAAGTTCTGGTTCAAGGTTGAGAATCTAAAACTTATTCCCGGCTCCTATGACGTTGAAGTGTCATCTAAAAAGATTAGTCACTTTACCCACACTAAACTTGGTGTGCAGTATTGGATTGCATTGGAACCCGAATCTTCTTACAATGTCTAATTTGAGGAATTTATATTATGGAACAATTTTTGTGGGTCGAAGAATATCGGCCACGGGACATCAAGTCATGCGTACTTCCTAAGTCTCTAAAAACTTCCTTGCAATCTTTTGTTGACAAGGAAACACTACCCAATCTGATTTTCTCAGGTGGTCCGGGCGTTGGTAAGACTACTGCCGCCCGTGCCATGCTGGATCAGATTGGTGCTACCTACATGTTTATCAACGGTTCAGAGGAGTCAGGTATTGACGTTCTCAGAACCAAGATAAAGAACTTTGCGTCTACTGTATCACTTGAAGGTGGTAAGAAGTATCTCATTCTTGATGAGGCAGACTATCTAAATCCACAGTCAACGCAACCAGCCCTTCGTGGTTTCATGGAAGAATTTCACAAGAACTGTGGATTCATTCTAACCTGTAATTACAAGAACCGCATTATCCCTGCACTGCAATCTCGTTGTAGTGTGATTGACTTTGTGATTCCTAAAGCAGAGAAGAATAAACTTGCAACTCAATTCTTCAATCGGTCTATTCAAATTCTCAATGAGAATGAAATCAAGTTCAATGAGAAGGTTGTTGCAGAACTCATAAATACTCACTTTCCAGATTGGCGCAAGGTTCTGAATGAACTGCAACGGTATTCTGTTGTTGGTGAGATTGATGCTGGTATTCTGGTAAACCTTGGTGACAAGAATATCAAAGAACTGATGGTCATGATGAAGAAGAAGGAGTTCACCAATGTTCGTAAATGGGTTGTCGATAATCTGGATAATGATTCAGATAAGTTGTTTCGTGCTGTTTATGATAATCTATATGACTATGTTGACCCTAGTAGCATCCCTCATGTTGTCGTGGCGTTGGGTGAGTATCAATATAAAGCGGCGTTTGTTGCTGATCTGGAAATCAATATGATGGCCTGTCTTACTGAGATTATGGGAAGGACAAAGTTCAAATGATTAAAATATATGATGATGTGGTAGAGGATCATGTTGCAGAATTGATTACTTCTGAGATGAAAAATGTTCTTTGGAAATTCGATTATGCTTCAAATAAGAATCATCAATCTCGACATTGGCATCGTCTTTGTGGAAAGAGTGGACAACAAACAATTGCAAATGGTTTTGAGTGGGTGATGCCTATCTGGACTTCTGCAATGTTTAAATATGAATTCAAAAAGAATTTTAATATTACAGGTTATGAACGCATCTATATGAATGCTCACACGCATGGTATTGAACCTGTGATGCATACGGATGATGGCGACTTTACAATGATTTACTATCCTCGAATGGATTGGAAACCTGAGTGGGGTGGCGGCACTCTAATTGATGGGAAACTCGTTCCTTATGTCGGTAATAGTCTTGTTATCTTTGATGCACACCTACCACATATGGCCATGCCGGTCACTAGGGAATGTTATGAACTAAGATCAGTAATCGTATTTAAGTGCAATCGTAATGTATGAATTAAAAGTAAAAAATGGAAAGTACAAATCCGACAGTTTAACAAGTTTACTGTGGGTCGTATTACGTCACAGATTTCATCATTGGATAAAGGGTGAAGGGTTTATTGATTAATGTATGAGTTGAAGGATTATCTCAAGGCTGTAAATCAGACAAAAGAACCTTTGATGGACGGTGAAGATGAGGAATGGGAGAGGAAATATGCTCCCTTCATTGTCAACAAGTGTGTCGGTGCATTTCCTGATACCGTTATGTTGGTGAATGAAATCAACCAACTACCAAATGTAGATAAGAAACTACAATTTGATTTTTTGATAAATAGTCTGAGGCCAAGGAAGAGATTTACCCCGTGGTTGAAGGCGACGAAATTAGAGAATCTAGAGTATGTTAAAGAGTTCTATGGGTATAGTAATGTAAAGGCTAAGGCTGCTCTTGATATATTGTCTGAGGATCAACTCGCCACTATAAGAAAAAGATTATATAAAGGTGGGAAAAATGGAAGATATTAATTGGACACAGGAGCAGATGTTAGAAATCGGTTTGAAAGAACCTGATGACTTTCTTAAAGTTCGTGAGACACTATCGCGAATTGGGGTAGCATCTCGCAAAGAAAAGAAACTATATCAGTCATGCCATATTCTGCACAAGCAGGGTAGGTACTTTATTGTACACTTCAAGGAGT